GCCATAGTTGCCTTACCATTTAGGAAAGGAGTCTGGTTTACGATTGCGGTTCCTGGAGTTCCAGCAAACTGATTGATACCTGAGTAGAGAGCAATACCATCTGCGTCCATACCCTCCCAAAGAGGCTCTAAGAGAGGTTCCAGAACATTCTTTCTCATCTCATCAACGTTTAAGCGCATCTGAAAATCAGAGAAATAGATTGAACTGTTATACTGCTTTAGAGTTACTGGAACTGGAACATCATTATATCCAGTAGGAACAGCAGCAGAACCAGCAACACGGCCATAGTATCCTGGAATACGGATGTTATAGGTATCACCAATTCGACCACCAGCACTTTCCCAGGCTTTACTATATTTGTGAGATACAGTCCGAGAGAAAGTTAGGTTATTCTGGAGAACGTCCATTGCTTCAGGAGCAATATCTCCAATGTTATTAAATGCATTCTGTAAAATAGTAGCCATTATATATCCTTATGTTTAGTATATTTCATACTTTGTTTTCTTCTCCAGCATAGGCTTTACGTTCTGTGCCTTAACTGGAGTAATAGGTTTTGGTGCCTTACTTACGGCAACCTTGGTTTCAGTTTTAGATACTTGTTCTGTTAACTTTGCTTCGATTTTACCAATAGCTTTAGCTTTGTTTAGCGTATTCATTCTATTGATTTCATTGTATTCATTAGCATGTGAGGCAAAGTAGTAATAGAGTTCTGAAGTTACCTCAGAATCTTTGATAAGCTGGACCATTTCTGGTGTTGGATTGTCAGTTGGATTCTTCTTTAGCAACTCATCGAGGTCAGGATGTTTAGTCTTAGCCTCTTGAATCTTTGCGGTAAACTTCTGTTGTTCAAGAGCTTGATAGATGCCAAGGTCAATTTGATACTTGATTGGATCGGTGTATCTGCTGGGATCTGGCATATTTGGGTCTGCTACAGGTTGAATCTCTGGAGCAACTTGGTTTCCCTGTCCACCCGTCAGAGCCTCTAACTGACCACGTAGGAATGCAGCCTCTTGCTTAGCTTCTTCACGTTCTTTCACAACCTTATTGATACGCTTTTCAATCCCGGTTTTCTTCTTAGTAGCTGGTTCTGATTCAGCTATATTTTCAGACTCTTCACCAGAGTCTTCAGATTCATTCTCTTCTAAGTCGCCATCGGCATTGGTTTCTGTAGTTTCTGGATCTACATTGTTTTCAGAATCATTAGATTCTTCAGATGATGTTTCTACTGCCTTAGTCTCTACTTCTGGAACTTCCCTTGCTGCTACTTTTGCTGCTAAACGTTCTGATCGGTCATACACTAAAGCTTGTTCTACTTCTGCTACATTTTCTTCTGACATGGATTTCCCAAGGTTAAGCCGGGTTTACAGTTCCCGTAAACTTACTAATCGTTATTTAATTCATCTTGTGGTTAAAATAGTCAATTAGACTGCTATAGCTGCCCTTCAGGAATAGCCTGGCTTGATGCCTGGTCTGTGCCTGGGGCTGGAGTGCTCTGTGGTGCTGGGATGGTATCCAGAGAGGCATTGTGGGTAGCCATATCCATTGCCAGCAGGTGTTTCTGAATGGCTGTCAGTGCCTCATGGGACTGTTCAGCCTTCATCTTTAGTTCTTCCATCTGAGAGGCAAAGACAATCTTGTTAGTGTCATGTTCCATCTGTGTCTTGTGCTTCAGTAGTTCAGTCTGCTGTTGAAGTTGGGCAATCTGTAGTTCGTTCTGTTGCTTATCTGCTAAGGCTGTCTCTTTCTGGAGAGTCTGGGTTAGCTGCTGAATCATGCCCTGCTGTTCCTGAACCTGCTGTTGAAGCTGGTCTAAGGTCTGCTTACCACCCTTACTCTTAGGCTGGAGTTGTGGAGGCAATAGCTTCTGTGCTCTCTCAGTCATCTGTAAGCCAATGGGACTATCAAGAGCCTGGAAAACGATATCAGCATATTGAGCCATTAGATTTGGATCTTTCCCAATCAGTTCAAAGAGAATGTTGGCATCTTCAATCCGCTTAGTCTGATATGATGGTCCAGAAGAGACAGTTACATCATATTTCCCAGCTTTAAGGTTAAAAATCCGCTCAACTCCGTCTAAATCAGCATAGCTTTCATCATATAGGGACATTACTGGAGCATTTGGGTCAATTTGAACCATCTTATGTTCTTCATCTATGCCAATGATACGGATAGTTCGTTTGGTATCGTAGATATGCGGAATCAGGTCAATCAACATTAGACCTTCCAAACGAATAGCTCTACTCAAATTGTCTGAAAAGTTATAGTTGCCAAGTGAACCTTGATTCTGAAGCGCCTTGATAGCTAAACCAGACTGGTCATTAGCCATCTTGTTACCCAGAGATGGATCATACAGACCATTGGTAGTCTTAATATCGTTCTCAGCCATATTTGTTGCTTCAATGAAGGCTTGAATGGCTGGTTCCTGATTCAATCTCTCTGGTGGAGTAAGCGGGTTTCCCTGGTCATCAGCAGAGGCATACTGAAGGTATGGATAGTTAACCCGATTGGCTGTCTCCCATGCTCGCTTATTGTCTCCATCTCCAACAAAACCCATAGGACCAACCCATGGAGCCTTTGGAGCAAGAGCAATAACTTCCAACATGTTATTTTTGACGATATTTAGCTCAAGCTGTTCAGTCTTACAGTTACGAACCATACCAGAGTAGACAGAAGAACCATCTAAATGATACTCTTCTCCAAATACTGGAATGATTGGAATATACTTACCAGCCCATTCACCTTCATCTAAGATTTCGATACCGTTACACTTATACCACTTGATACTTTCAGTGATAACGTCTCTCTTGGCTTCTACTCTCTTTTTATCTTCTTCCTTTAACTCATCTTCATATAAAGATCGTCCATCTTCCAGCTTACATAGTGTCTTCTTTTGTGTAACTTTCTTCCAGTATTCGCAGATACGGCAACCAGTTCTACCACTATTGCCATAGGTGAACCAATCTGGCTCCTCATCTCCCAAACTCATCCAAGAGTTTTGGTTGAAATTGACCAGCTTAGACTCTTGATACTGTTCCTTAAAATCTTCTACCGTAATATCTTCGCTGATAATTGCCCATGAGATATCAGAACCGTCTGCCGTCTTATAGGCTGGATCAATGTAGACTGAGAATGGATTAACAATTCTATCAATGATGATATCCTGGTCAAAGGTAGTATCATCCAAGTAGGCAGTTCTTAGACGATAGTATCCAACACCAGTTTTAACGCACCAATCAAAGGCAGTATCATAAGCCTGATCAGCACCACTAATATACTCAATATGTCTAATTAGACCTTCGTATACTTCAGCAGTATCCTTGTCAGCCTCATTGTTACAAGGATTAATCTTAACTGCTGGTCTATTACTTCTCTGGGCATTGGTGATCTGTTTAACCTGCTGATTGATACGGTCAAAGGAGAAGACTGGCTTACCCTCTGACTCTCTCTGAGCCTTGATAATCGGATCCCATTGCTTCTCAGGGTCGCAGAAGAGGTAATCATCATAACTTTTCTGTCTCTGCTCTTTTGAGGATTCAAAGGCGAGTCCAAAGCGTTCTTTTAACTCTTCTACTACATCATCTTTTGGTATTACTACTCTCTTCTTATTGGCCATTAGTGTATATCTCTTCTATAATTTAAGTGCTATAACATAAATGAATTTGGTGAAAGGTATGCTGAACTGATACGCTGTCCTCTAATTGGTCTTCCAAATGAGTCTAATTCTGGCTCTTTCTCTCTATCCTCAATCTTTTTGAACTTATGACCGAGAATTAGAGGCTGGATGGCATATCTTAGAGCATCAATCCCATGGTTATTTCTATCTTCAACGTCTGGAAGAATATGCCCTGTCAGATGGTCAGTTTTGTATGAGTATGTTTCAAACTCTTTTAAGATATTAATACATCTTGGGTGAATAATAATCTTGCTGAATGAGCGAAGACGTTCAATACCATCAAAAATAGAGCCTGACCATTTCTTAACTGGCATACATCTTGGATAACCATTCCTCTTCATGTAGGAGATGGTTTCAGGTCTGGCACAATCCATATAGATGATATATTTACGTGTTTCTGCTGGTTTTCTTGGGTTTATGAAGTCAAAAGCTGCTGGCATCCTATCTATCTCAAGACCCTTTTCAAAGAGTTCATATTCCACATATAGTTCATCTTCGTAGGCCCAACACTTGATTAGCGTAGTTGGGTCCTCAGCAAAGCCTAAATCAGAGCCAAACATTGGACTCCATAGACTCTCATTCGGAGTAAAGTCATAACTGGCAAACTTTCCAGCAAAGACCGTAGCGAGTGAATGTTCTAAGCACTCCCCAAGCCAAATCCAGTTAAATCGGTCATGTCCAGCCGGATCTTTTCTTGCTCTCTCCATCTCTTTCCGTAGGACTTCTGGAAAGAATGGATTATCCGTATAGTTCATCTTGATAATAATTGCGTTATCCAGAATATGGCCGTTAGTGATGAACATCTTGTAAACTGGATCATCTTTTAAGTGTGGATTAAAGGAAAACCATACTTCACTATCATTAGCTCTAATTGAAGGTAGTAGCAAATCAAGAGAGTATTGTGTTAGCGTCTGACTCTCTTCTAACCATGCTATATCTACGTTTGAGATGGACTTTATGCTATCAGCCGTCAGAGACGATAGACCAGTAAAGATAAACTCAGAACCATTCTTAATACATCTAATTGCTTTATCTGTAACTTCAAAGATAGAAGTTAGACCATAGTTCATGATGATGTCTTTTAATGTTGAATGAACGGACTGTCTAACCGAGTTTTGGACTTCTCTGGTGCATAGGATACGAACTTTTGTCTTGCTCTTATTCCAAATAGCTGGATTTGAGGCAATTAGGATAAGGGATCTGGCTATACTCTCAGTCTTCCCTGACCCTCTGCCTCCATACAGCACCTTATACCGCATTTGTTTAGTAATGAGTGGTGCTACAATTGGTGGTAGTTCAAACTTTATTTCTGTCATAAACTTAAATCATTTTCCTATGAGCATCTGTAGATAGGCTCTTTTGTTCTTCTATATATTTCTGCATAGCATTATAGTCTGGCTTACATTCTAATTCTTCTACTTCATCTTCGCTATCTTCATAATCACTACCAACAGCATAATCAGCATTGTCTGGTAGTGCATTTGTTACCAAATTAGCATTTATAACATTATCTTGTCTACTGGTATTATCATATAC